TATTGCTTGCTTCTTTTGTTTTTGTTTCAGTCATGTTGAATTTTTCCGAGCGACACTGAGCCGACATACGTGTTGTCGCCAACAGTGAGTGAGTGATGCGTTGAACAGCCGGCGAGCAGAAACACAACGAGCAGTGCGATGTGCGCCATGATGATTGCCTCCCATGTGAAAAGTTTTGAAAGTCGGCTCATCTCAGCGGGGCAAACTTTCCATTGTTTCTTGGACTTCGAGCCAGTAGGCTCTTTTTGAAATTGCTTCGAGTTCATCGCAATAATTCTGTAAAGTTTCGATTGAGAATCCGAGGCCGGACGAGAAGTCCGACCAAAGATCCGGCGAGGGCATCCGCTCCGCGTTTTCAATCGTGTTGTCGAGCAAGCTCGCGAGTTCTTCACGGATGTCTTTGAAGACCTTGTCGGCTTCAGCGCCGAGCTTTCGTTTTTCTGTCATGCCAAGCCTCGGCGATCCCGCCAACGATGGTGAGGATTCCGGCGAACCCAATGAAGTACACGAGCAAAATAAAAGCGTTGTCCATTACGCCTCCCACGGATATGGGCCTTGCGCCTGACCAGTTGCGGCGCCGTTCGCAGCTGCCGTTGGTGGTGGTGTCGACGCTCGCTCTTTCGCCATGTACCGTTTGACTTCCTTTCGGAGCTTCTTGGAGTCATCGCCGGTTTTGATCATCAGCTCATGCCCGATCAGATCGCCCGGCTCTTGAAGTCCTTGAAGGCCAACCGCGCGCGCAATGTCACTGGCGGTTCGCATCGCGATTTCTTGAACGGTCTCGCTTGGGTGCCGAAAGTTGAGGTTGCTCCAGATCTTGCGACCGGCGAGTGCGTCAGTCAGCGTAAACTCGACCGACACATATTCGTGTCCCGCTTGCGATGTTCGCCATTCCGAGCCTGAGATTTCGGCGGCGTAGGTGCCGTCAGGGATGTCGCCAAACTCGGTGTTTTCGTTTTCGGGCAGCAGTTCTGCCAATCCAATTGAACCCATTTTTATTTTTCCTTTGTTAAGCCGCTTTCTTCGCGGCGGTTTTGGTGACATTGCCTTTCACTTTGTCGGCAATGTGTTTGAGGGAGGGCTTCTCGAATGGATCGAGCTTGCCGCTGCGGTCTTTCGCGAGCCACTGACCGTCTTGCGACGATTGCAGCCAACGCTCGTGGACGCCTTCCTGATTCGGTATCACTCGAAGCGCAAGAACCAGATCAACGTAGTAGGGGAGTTGTGCAGATACCTGACGCCCCGGTGCGCCGGGGGTGTAGAGCATGGCGCCGGTCGAGTCATCTTTTTCGCGGTCGAGCTTTGCCGTGAACACGACATTGGTGGGAAGGTCACGAAAGGCTTTGATCAGTGCGATGGATTTGTTCGCCATCTCACCGTATGCCTTGCGCGGGTCTTTTGTGCCTTTAAGCTCGCTCTCGAGAATCCGCTCGCAAATCTCACTGATCGAATCCAGAGCGATCCAGTTGAACTCGCGGGGGTTTGCTTTAAGGTGTGCAAAGACTTCGGTGATGCCTTCGAGTGAGGACACCTCAATCACGCTGACGTTTGTTGCGTCTTTGATCGACAGCAGCCCGGCTTCAGCTGAGATCAGCAGGGTCGGTTCGCCGGTGGTGCAAGTCAAACAAGTCTTGCCGGCCCCGGGGTATCCGTAGACGGTGGCTTTGATGCCTCGGTCTTTTGCAACTTCGGCGGGTGTTTTAAAATCTATCGCCATTTCATTTCTCGGTTGTTTATAGGTTAGCCTATTCTAGTGCAACCTATGAAAAATAGGCAAACCTTCTTTAATAGGCACAAAAAACCGGCCCAAAGGCCGGTTTCTAATAGGTCAGGCTAGGGCGTCAGCTGCCGTTTCCGACCTTATCAAGCTCGGCAACCAAGCGCCTTGCATCCTCATTTGTGTTGCGGAAAGTGTCGATCAGGTCTTGTACTTCGATCCGTTGGGCGGGGGTCAGTCCCGACAATTGATCGGTGTCACTTGAGGTGCGTTGCACACCCTCGAACAACCAAGACTCGGTCGTTTCCAAAACTTCTGCGAGCTTCTTTGAGTTTTCCCTCGAGATCGATTTGATCTCACCGGACTCCCAATGCTGCGCGGTGGGTTGTGACACGCCACAACGTTTTGCAAGCTCTGTTTTTGTCAGACCCAAAGCAAGTCGTTTTTCTTTGAGCCGCTCATGCCAAGTGGCGCTCATGTCGCACCCCCGGTCATGCAGCTGTATAACTTGTCCCATCTTCTTGTACTCGATTTTGTGTTCATTTTTTCTCACGGTTTTTTTATAGCCGGAATTCCGAAACGGCTTTGTTGTTTACCCTGACTGCGAAAGCGTCCACCAATGTGGCGCGCCAAATCGGTCAAAAGTTTCATCAGAATATTCGTGCTGTTGCACGAGCATCTTAAGTTCGAGTGCCGCAAGCGGCGTCCATCCTTTCAATGCGCGAAGTTGCCAACAGCGTGACCATTGCAAATTAAAAAGTTGTGCGCGGTTTGTTTCTACTTGAAGTGCCGGTTGTGATTTTTCTAAACCAAAGAAAATTTCTTTCTGTTCGCGCTCGGTACGATGTCCAGCCCATCCGCTTTCAATATCCTCAGTCGTTGCGCGACCGACGGCGGTGGTGTTGCCTTTGGAACATCCAAGCGGAGCGGAGGGAGGGCAATGGATGTGGTGCCAAAATTCGGGCGGGAAAACCCCGCGTTTTTTGACGTGCCAATTTTTTTTGCTGATTGAAAGACCGGAAATTGTGAGGTAAATATTTTTCAGCGGTTTTTTGGTTAATTTATTCATGTAGGCAAGCCTAACACATAATAGGTAAATGTTTGCAAACATTATTCAACTTGCATTTAGAAATAGGGTCGCCTATTATCCGGCCTATGAAGCTGATCAAAACCGAAACCCCGAGCGCATCCGAAATCATTGATCGGATTGGTGGCACAGCTGCTGTTGCGGAGCTTTGCGAAGTCAAATCGCCGTCCGTCAGTGAATGGCGGCACAAGGGGATTCCAAAGGCCAGATTGCAGTTTTTGCGCCTTGCCCGACCTGATGTTTCAGAACAAACGCCTGACCGGGGCGCAAGCCGGTTACTCCTCCCTTTACCCGCCCTTCGGGGCGGGATTTTTTTGGATAAATAAATGCAACAGAAAATTGAAATGCTGTTGAGTCGACTCGAAGGCGTTCGCGGAAGCAAAGGCCGGTATCAGGCGAAATGCCCGGCACATGAAGACCGGCTGCCGTCCCTTGCAATCACCGAAGCCGGCGACAAGGTGCTGATCCATTGCTTTGCCGGCTGCTCACCCCTTGAGATTCTTGAATCAGTCGGCCTTGAGATTGGCGATTTGTTCGAGGGCAGCCTCAAAAACGGAAACGGTCATCACCAAACCATCAACTGGCACAACCGGGTGAAGCGAGCGCGCTACGCGCTGTCGCTAATTGCTGTTTATGCCGGACAGATCGAAGAGAATTGGGACGCACTCGCAAACGAGCTTTCACTCGATGAGTCTGATCAGGCGATGTTTTGGGGTGCTTTCCAAGACGTTCGGCGGTTGCTTGATGGGTAAGCTCGAACAGCACTCCAAGGAGTTGAAGGAGTATTACGACGGCCTAGTTGATGAGGATGTTGACGCCTTCAAGCCGCCGTTCCGAATTAAGGACTGGGGGATTGAGCGGTATGAGGGCGCCGCGCCCGACATCCAGTGGCTAATCAAGGACGTTTTACCGCAATCAACGGCTTGCCTGATGGCCTCAATGGGCGGGGTAGGGAAGTCTTACCTAATTCTCGACATGGCAATCGCCATCGCAACCGATCAAACCATGATCAATCGTTACGCACTCGGCGGTCAGGTGGTCGACTCCGGCGCCGTTGTGGTGGTGACTGCGGAAGACTCACGCACCGCCGTTCACCGCCGGATCGATCAGATCCTTTCCCCGAAAGGTCGAGCTGCCGTCAAAAAGAATTTCCACATGATCCCGTTGCCGGACGCCGGCGGTCATATCACCTTCATCCGTAATCAAGGCGG